ATAAGTTTGTAAGTCTACATACTGACCGTTTGAGTATCTTCCGTCTTTCTGAATAACGCCTTTTATACTAGCAAGCATTTCTTCAGCAAACTCTACATCAGCTTCTTCCTGTAAAGAACTTAAGTCTACTTCTTTAGTTTGCTTAGAAGCCTCAACTAGGTTGTGACCAAATAATCCTTCAAGCGAAAATCCTTTTACCTTTCCTGTCTTAACGTAATCCTTCCAAATCTCTTCGTTATTTACCTTTGCCATTACAATCCAGCTACCTCTAGGATATTCCATACCGTAAGCATTTGACTTATCGGCTTTAGGATCGGCAACTATCCAGGATTCAACTACAGATATATCTTCTAGAGGAGTTTCATGTTCTAGAGTAGATTTATTGTTATATTGACGCTGAAGGAATAGTTGAGCGGCTTTTTCGATTACAGCTTCGTCAAATACTATATCATATTCTTCTCCAGTTTCGGGATCGTATCTAGGTATCTCTTTATTAGGTATAAGTACAGGACCAATTAATAGCCTTTTATCTCCATTAGCTTCTTGCAACTTTACTTGGTAGTGCTTGGACAAATATACCCAATTCTCCTCAATCGCTGGTGATTCTACAAGAGATATAGCATAGACGCCGGATTCGAAATCCTCTTCGTCTATAAACATTTTATACTTTTTACGCTTTATGTTGTTTGGCATAAGTAAGATTTAATTTATAACACTAACCCCCAAGTCTAGCTGCCGTTCTTATTCGACGATCTAACTGAGACTCTGTCCTGATATCGTTTTGAACAACATATGCCCTTAGTGGCTGAGTTTGTGATTGATTAGCATTCATAGTTCCTGCAACAATGCCGGCAATAGTACCTTGTTGTGCGGCACCTGCTTGTACTTGTGGTGCACCTACACCTGGATTAGAGAACGGAATAGCAGGAGTACCTCCAGTATCTCCTCCACCGCCTCCCCCGCCGGGAGCCGTTGTTGATTTCTTAGCACTTAAAATAGCCGCTATTTGACCTGCAGCCCCTGCACTAACTGCTATGCCTTGAGCTACTCCAGACGCTTTAGCGGCGGCAATACCCTTAGCAGAGGCCGCTACCCCGGCCGTACCAGCTTTAATCGAAAGAGCACCTTTAGGATTTCCTGCAGCAAGCTGAATGGTTCCGGAAATGATTGCAGCCTTAGAATCTGCAGCCGATTTAGTATAAGAAGCAACACTACCTGCAGTTCTCGAGATAATATCACCAATAGCTGTTGCAGCGTTTACGGCTACCGATAATACTCCAAATATTTTTTGTGCAGCACTTCCCTGTTCGAATAAGTTACCAATACTGCTTAAGGCATTACCTATGGAAAAGTATAGATTCCTAAAGCTTTCTTGCATATTGCTGGTAACAGCTTCAGTAGTATCTTGTAGATCCTTAAAGTACTTCTTTTCTTTTTCAGCAGACTCCCCCTGCTTTTTTACAAACTCTTCTCGATCTTTTGCAATTTTTTCGTTCGTCTCTTTTTCCTTTTCTGCCTTAGCATCGTTAGTTTCTTTCTGAAGCTTGAGTTCTGCAGCCCTAAAACCTCCTAGCTTAGTAATATAATCTGCTTCTAGACCTTCTTTTTGAGTTTGTAAGTTTTTATACTCTAGACTATCCTTATCATAGAGAGCCATTTTTTTATCCAAGTCAGCAACGTTGGCATCATAAGCTAGTTTTGCAAAATTCCTTTCTACATCTAACTTCTCTTGCTCGTTTTTTGCTAGAGCTAGTCCTACGGCTTTTAGTTTTGCTAACCTAGCGTCTTCTGCCTTACCATCACTATCGATTACGGCTAGTTTGTTAGCTAGTGCTTTTTGTGCCCTTTGTTCGGCATCGGCATTATTCTTTATACTAGTATCACGTGCCTTAGTTGTTCTAGCAAGCTGACGCTCAAGATCTGCTTGTTCACGCTGATCGACTTCTTTATTTATATTTTTTCTAGTTTCAGCCTGCCGCTTCTGTATATCTTCTAAAGTCTTATTTCTATCTTCGGCTGATAACTTTTCATTTTTTAATGTTGCACTAAACTCATTCTGTAAATCATTATCATACTTTCTTAAAGCAGCAAGTCTTTGCTCTCTTCCTTCAGATTCTATGTTATAGATTTCCTCTTCTGACTTACCTGCAATCTTAGCCCTAAGTACTCTCTGTTTATTTACACTGTCTATATCACCGAGCTGTTCATTTAATAATTCGTTTTGTTTCTCTAACGAAGCATTTAAATCATCGGTGGCATCTTTACTATCCTTACTTGAATTAGTAAAAGCAACTAATGCCCCTACTGCTAGACCGAGGGCAACTACAATAGCTCCAATACCGGTAGCCGTTAATGCAACTGCAAATGCTCTAGCACCAGCTGCAGCAGTATTTTGTGCAACACCTACAGCAGTAAACGCTTTTGCTAAACCTAAATTAAGGGCTGTATAAACTTTAGTGATTCCTGTAGCCTTACCTAAAAATCCAGCTACTGCTGATAGATCATCTCCAAAAGCCGATAACTGAGCCTTAATATCGGTAAGCTTGAAGCTAGAGAATATCTTAAGTGCATCGATGGCACCGTTAACCTTACCGGCAATAGCACCTGCAGGTCCAGGCAGTAGGCTTAAGGTTCCAAAAAGCTCTCTAGATTTTAAGTTTACCCTCTCTAAAGAGTCTTTAGTATCATTAAACTTAGAATTGATTAGATTCCACTCTTGAGTACCTTCGGGAACAGTCTGTAATTCCTTTTTTAGTACCTTTAATTGTTGCTGGAGTGTAAGAGTTCTATCGGTTGCAATCGTTACCGATTCCGTATTAACATCTACTACTACCTGTATCTTTTCTGCCATTGCTAGTATATTTCAGTTGTTATTACCAATCCCTTCAATACGGTTTCACATTCCTCTATCTTAGTATACATTTCAGATAACTGTTTATTTGAATATTCACCTTCACCTGAAATAAATTTAGGATACAGATCACTATACTGTTTGTAAGCCTTTAATAGAGCTTCATCTCCCGTGGATCTTACTTCACTAGTATCTACTATTACCTTATGACGGATCATTGATTATCCTTTGTATTAATTGTTTAAACGTAACTGGAAGCTTATACTTGCCTCTAGCCACTCTTATATTTTTAGTTTTATACTTCTTTGGTAAAAACTTTAGCATTTCAACTATTGGTTCAATATCTATCTTACTCATAATTTAATTTTACGGCGGACATGATCCAGGTAAACAAGAGATCATAACCTCTACAGTGTCTCCGCTGTTTATAACAACGCCACTGATGGAAGGAAAAGGATCTGATGTAAAAAATTTAGTATAAGAAGGTGCAGGAGCATTGTTAATGTAGATAAACATAGCCCCGCAGTTTCCGGTGCCAGGCAAGTTAGTAGTAACATTAGCCTGTATTGTATTTGACCCTGTACAATTAACTCCATTAGGGCTTGACTTATACCCATATAGAGTAGAAGATAAAGGAAAGGTAGAAGGACCGCTAAGGGTATTCATAAAGAACCCGTTTATACCTATATCGTTAACTGTACCGAATCCACAGCTAGCGTTTCTAACCGTCCAGCTACTACTACATATTGAACCAGTACCACCGCCGCCTCCACCACCTCCTGAACCTGTTACCCATGAAAATATATCAGAATAAGAGCTAGAAGTACTACCTGAACAAGTCATTTGTAATCTAAAATCTACATAAGACCCGGTAGGGTATCCAGTAGTTGTACTAACAGTTATTGGCGAAGTACATCCTGATGTAGTATTATTACCCCAATCAACTCCATTACTAGACGTTTGTGCAGTTATGGCAACGCAATCTGCACATCCGCTTTGAGTAGTAAAGTAAATGTCGGCACTACTAGCGGTTACGGCTACGTTAGTTATGGTTGGAGCACAGCAAAGACTTGCAGTAGGTACAACGGGTGCCGACCCTGTTATAGTTATAATGACGTTATTGTTACAGTATTCACATCCTGAAGTACTATTGGTTAACTTGAACGCTAAATAACTAGCACTGTCTTCTGCAATAGTCACGTTAGCAGTACTTCCTATATTAGGGAGAAAAGCAGGCGATCCGGCCTGTACTGGACCGTATATCGATGCAGTTGTGTATGTTACCACATAGTATGGTCCACTATTTGCACCCTCTGACGTTAATGTTAACCTATATGTACTTGACATAAATTTTTATTAACCCAGGCTTGCTGAAACCCAAGCACTGCCATCGTAAATGAATAATTTTTTAGTAGCAACTGAAAAATATGTGCTGCCTGCTACCGGACTGGCTGATGCACTAAGAGGCATTACAAAAGATCCTGAAGTATTGATTACTACACTGCCGGTAACTTGTAATGAACCTGTTACCGTTAATCCTGCAGAATAATTACCGCTACCACTTACGTCTAAAGAGTATATAGGTACTGATTTATTAATACCTATTCTACCATTAGTTACAGGATTGGCGGAAGATGCGGGAATGATTCCGTTGTTATAAGAACCTGTACCGTAAATTATTCCAGCTATGTTTATTGAATCCCTACGCCCTGATGGTAATGTAACTCCGTTACCTATCATTATATTATTAGTCCCCCATTCACTGCTAAATCCAGCCCAATTCCCTAAGATAATATTTCCTCGGCTTCCTGTTTGGTTATTACCAGCACCAGCACCTAAGCCTATAGCAATAGTAGTATCTAGATTTACTGACGTTGCCCCCGCACTTGCACCTATAAAAATAGATCCACTAGCTTTACTAATTAAAGGAGAAGGAGAGGCGTACCCTAGCCCTGCCGAATTGCCTATAAAAATAGAATCGCTAGAAGAAATAGCATTTTGGCCTGTATAGTTCCCGAGGAAAATCGATTCCTTGGCCTCTCTAGCTCCCTCTCCAGACGCAGCACCTACGAACGTAGAGGAATAGGCGTTTCTGGCTCCGTTACCTGCAGTCGAACCTATAAAAATTGCTTGATATGCTCCCTGAGAATTAACTCCTGTTTGTGTACCTAGTATTATACTTTGTGTTACACTGAAGTTCGTAGGAGTTTCTCCTGGTAGTAACGAGTATATGGTTCTACCACTGGCCGTTACTGCTTGAGCTATTGAAGATGTACCTCCTCCTGCAGCATTTAAAGCATAGGAAGCTGTTAATGCGTTTAACGCATAAGAGGCTGTTACAGTAGACGGTGCCCATGATGCACTAACTGCTTGAGATGCAGTACCAAATAGACTACCGGTGAAAGAAGATCCGCTGATTGATCCATTACTGTTTACGTATAGACCGAGATCATTACCTAATCCGTCCTGTAGCATTGTAGGCGTATTAGATACAATACCCGTATTCGTTGTTAAATGTATTAGTCCTCCGTAGCTCTGACTAATGAAATTACCTGTTAAAGCAGCCATTTCTTATTTTATTTATATTTTAAGCATTTTCCCATAACTGATCTCCAAACTCCCAAATACTATTCTTTTGCTCCCAAACCTTTTGAAGTACGCATGGTCCGTTATTTATAACACTGATTTGAGCATTGTCGTATGTCAAGCTTCCAGACTGCGCACAGAATGTTATTGTACTGAACTCTCCGGGATTGAACGGATTCTCGTATAGTGAAGCAGACTGGACTACGTCATTACATCCTGTCCAATAAATCGAAGATACAGACTGGAAAGTACTAAGCTTAGTTGCTGTAAACGATGTACAAGCCCCTACTAGAGATGCAGTATAAGTAAATTCGCAAGGATCACTAGGTGGTGCCCAAGATCCCGATAATACGTTTGAAATAGTATCTGCAAGTACTGGACCTAGTAACTGTAAGTCACATTGCCCGGTTTTTAGATTATAATTGTTAATAGCTCTGAGGTGATAGTAGGAACCCCTGAACTCGACTATATCATTCAACTCTAGATTTATATAATCACCAATAGGTATTACTGCCGAACACTCAACCAGCCTAGTTCTAGGATTATAAAGTAGTTTTATGTATTGATCCCAATATTCACTTACCAGGTTTTGAGTCGGTGTTGATCCTACAACGGCTATCTCATTATTGTATAGTAACGACCTAGCATTTTCGGTAGGAAAAACTGACTGTGAACCGTTTAGGGTAGAGCCGGAAGAATAGTTATCGAAATACGGGTAGGTGTCAAACTGGAGGTCAGCTACGGCAGTAGTAGAAGGTAGGTTGTATCCGCTGGCCCAATAAGCAGATGCCGATACCAGTCCGTTATAAAACATTATACGGGGAAGAACTTTGGCAGGAGTATAGTTTGCGTCTGCAATAAAGCTAGGTACCCATACCGGGAACTGAACCCCTGTATCAACGTAAGTACTACATGTACCTGTATTGGTAGATGAAATGGTGCCTTGAGTAACCGTAATGGTAGTTCCAGACCTTATACATATTGTTACGTTTTGACCTGGAGGTAAAAAGTAAGGGACCGACACTCCTGTATTGTAGCAGTCGTTGTAGAAAAATATAGCCGTATTACTACCTGCATTCTGTACGTAGTATTGAGTACAAGTACCTGCAGCAGCCGAACCGCTATACACCGATCCATCTATTTGTACTAGAGTAGCAGAAGCGATAGCTTCACTATTTACATCAAGCTTACCTTGTGAAAAATAAGAGGCGCTATCATAGAAATTTGATTCACCGTATGTTCTATTGTTGGTTCTCTTAAAAATTGTAGTAACGTAATCCGTATCTTCTGCATCTTGGAATTTTATTTGTCTGTATGCTAATGAATTAGCAGGAGTAAACGAAATCTTCTCAGCTAAATTTATATACTGATTAAAATCTACTACCCTACCACTCCTATACCAGTCGTTAAATGTTTCACATATAAACTGGTTAGGTACTCTTTTATCCTGATATAAAACGAGATTAAACTTTTTCTGAACTGCCTTGATAAAGTCTATAACTCTAATACCTGAATTACCAGCAGGCATATTAGACGGAATATCCATTATTTGACCGTCAGCTACTTGGTTTACTCTTTTAACTTCTAGAGCACAGAGGTTATTACCATCTGGATTCAGATGAACTTGAAAGTTATCTGCACCTACTGCTGTATACCCTATTCTTATCAACTGAGAGCCTGAGTCAATCTCAGGTATCCTAACAGGTACGTTTCTAAAATCTGAAAATATTTGAGTCTGAGTAGTAGTTACATTATTCAGTATATTATTTTCTAGATAATCATTTATTAAGGTAAGAGATGCTGTAGTTACAGTTCCTGTATTCTGATTTTGGAAGTATAAACTAAACTTAGGTACACCGCTACCGAGAGTTGCATTACTTTTAGATACTTGAAAAGCTAAATCGATAGTACAGTTTAAGTATGTAGTTATATCAGTAGCATATTCAGTCTGCCCTCCTGTTATTGTAAACTTATTATCGTAATCGAAGGTCTTGGCTGAGAATAAAAAATCTTGTGTTACGTTATTAGACAGAGTTTGTCTACTGGAACCTGATACGTTAGTTACTCTACCTTGGCCGAAAGTTTCTATAGAGATAGGATATACGGGTGCTCTCAATCCGTTATTGCAGAGTAGATATACTTTATCTAAAAAAGGTTCATTCCAAAAAGAGCCCGTATAGGTATAGCCAAACTGGGAGAATATTGCATCCCATACTTTCTTTAATCTTATGGCTGGTTTGTAATCTTGTACCGATAGACTACCTGATCTTTCATCTATACCAAACCCGGCTACACCCTGGGCGTAAGCCATTCTCTGACCATATTCGGCCATAGGATAGACTATATCCCCGTCAAATAATAAGTTAGCCCAACTCATAGCTACATTGGCTAGAGAAGAGGTATGGTTATAAATGGAAAGGTTACTTAAATCAGTTAGAAAAGAAGATCTAGTATCAACTGAAAAATTAGATATAATTCCAAAAAGAGTTACTTCGTAGGAATCTACAAACTTATTTTCAATAACGTTAACTTTCTGTAGCTGTAAATACCCGTTAACGAGATAGAAGGAATCAAAGTCTAGGTATGCCGGAACGATCTGATTTGTATTGAAAACATCCGGAGTGTAAACTGAGATGTCGTAATAGTGCTCAAAAAAAGCGTTATTCTTCTTTGTACCAGGTAGAGTTAACGTCTGCGTGTATGTCCCCGGTATCTCCCCAAGATCAAACAAATCTAGTACGTTGTTAGATACTTTTATATCCTCGTCTCTAAACGTATCTAATATAGTCTGCTCCGATCCTGCTACTAGCTTGCCAGAATAACCTTGTGAAGTAAATACTCCCATTAGATAATAAATTTAAACGGCTGGCCGATATCAAATACTATAGTATACTGGATTAGCTTTACATTTACATGTGTTTTGAACTGAAGACTGTTTGTCTGTATTGTTAAGGGTCTGACATTACCCTGATTATCTATTACCCAGTATATTTCATCCGATACAAGTAACTGTTTGAATAATTCATTGTATCCTTCTTCTAAATAATCCGTGTTACAGGAAAGTACCTCAGTAGCATCTACAATATACCTCTGTTGTCTTGTTTGGAACTTGCTATAGGTTAAAGTTTGTGCACCCCAAGTACCTAGCTGAGGTTGATAAAGACGTTGATCGGTATTAAAGGTAATATCATGTCTCTTATAGAAGTTAAACCAGTCAAACTGCCCGTACTTGTTTTTATAAGCCACCCTTACAGGAGTATAGTAACATTCGTTATCTACTTTATAGGGTAAAGTAGTCATTACAGCCGATCCAGATACTGCTTTAATAACATAGGATGTAAGAGGAAAGCCTCCACTAGCTGTAGGTAAGAGATTCCAATTGTCCCCTGGAGCACCCTTACTGTTATAGACTTGTCTTGAAGTAGTAACGTTTGCTATCTCAGTTATATTGAAATTAGCGTTGTTAACTGCACCGTTTGCATAGCTTGCAGTAACTTGTAAAGCACTTACATAAGGGGCGTCAGTTAAACCCCTCCATACAGGAACGGCTCTGTAAGATCCGCTACCTAGTTGACTAGTATCTGTTATTTGAATAGATTGAGTTACCGTACACATATCAGTCATAAACGGATAGCAAGAGTCAATAGTGTATAGCGTAGAGTTTATATCGTCAGGAAATACTGCATACCCATCATAAGCCTTAAATAAGGTTCCGGAAACGCTACAGGTTGCCTGGGTTAAAACAGAGCTGCTAACAAGCTGGCTACCTGAGTAATATTGGAATCCAAACTCAGCTTTATAATATTTTATGTTTGAAGGATTCTCAGCAGAGAGGTCTTGGATCTGAGAGTTTATTAGTCTGCTAAAATCGAAAATACCGCTTCCGGAAGCATTAGGAAATTTTCTGGCCTGGTAAATGTAAGAGCCTGAATTTTGTGGTAATCCGTCCCATATATAGAGATTTGCTGTATATTGGAACTCTGATGCAGTATATGCAGTGCTTCCACTCGTTACGACCGAGAATATGATCGGCGACTGTGCGGGCTGTATATCTCCTGGTTTCTGTAGTATTGTAATCGACATATACTTATAACATTAGTATTTGATTCTATAATGCTAGGATTTTAAAGCTGCTGTTACTTTCTGGACTATATCTTTTTTTACGGCTTCTGCAACTAGTTTATTCAAAGCTTTTACTCCACCTGATTTTCTTATTGCAAGACTAAAGAAAGGCAACGGCTTTATACCTTTTTTGTTTATACTCCTAGCTATCAAAAAAGATAAGGATTTGTTAGTTATAAAACGTCCACGCTTATCCCTACCCTTTATTCCCTTAACTCTGACCCAGTTCTCTATAGCAGAAACAAAAGCGCCTTCTGGATTAACTCCTCTACCTGGATATTTTTTCCTACCGTCTGCTACATATTCCCCATAGGATATTGTAGAGAATTCTATATCTCCAGTTTGAACATCTAACTTATAGCTTACAGATCGTACTAACGTACCGGTAGCCTGTTTACCGGCACCTATCAGAATAGATTTTGCATTAGATACTACTAACTGAGCCCATTGCCTTTGTGCTGCCTGTACGTTTTTGCTTAACATGCATTTTCACCGCCTTGTGCTAGATTTGCATCCAGACTGATTATACACATTGGTTGAGGATTACCTACAGTAACATTAATATCGGCAGCCCATCCTGCAAGCAGGTTGCTAAACCTTTCTTCAAAAGGAGTAATTGTAGCAGCTGTAGTTACGTTATAATCTAAAGCCTGAGGATTACGATATACGTAAGAAATAATATCGTTTATAGTTAAGAGAGTAGAGTTATGTACGTCTACTATATTGCTCTGACCTCTATAATTGTAATCTAAAACGTTCAAAGGTCCTATTGAGTCTTCTTGTACTACCTCTACCCTATCCATTACCATTAGGGTTACATTATAGGTCATAAGACCGTAGTCTACTGTAACGTTATTGACAATAAGGTTGGCAAGAGGAAATAAAGTTTGCTTTTCAGTATCTATATTTCTAATATCATCTAGACTGAAAGTAGTAACACTAGGATGTGCACTACAAACGTTATTGAAGAATTGTACAAAGGAATAATAGGTTTGCATTAGAATCTTTTATTTTTTAGTACTCTACTTACTTTACTTCCCTGACCTTTAGCAGCCTGAGTAGGTGCTTTACCGCTCTCTTTTAAGTAGAGTTCTAGTTTGGTTATATTTGCACGCTTAGGCAAATAGCCGGCGTAGTTTTTTCTTCCCGTGTGCTTCTCCATTAGTCTTTATTAGATAACCCAACCGTTTCTATACTGTTGACCCATATCAGGGTAAACGTTATCACTAAAGCCGGTAGTCTGAACGTATTCAGGATACCAGTCGTTATGTGCAACAAGATGGGTCATTAATCTTTCAGCATAATATTGAGCTGTAGCAAGTTCCTTTTGTAACAAAAAGTCTACATCGTTCTTACTAGGCGAACTGGCTTGTTCATTATTAAGGTTCTTAGATATAGAACCGTTACCGAAAGTATAGGCAAGGAAAGGTAAAGCCTCTACCATACCGTAGTGTACAATGGTATCGATTATATACTCGTTTTGTAAGGTTAGATATCTTCCCGTTAAAGTTCCGGCAGCAATATCATCTTGCATCTTATCGAACAATACAGTACCCAGGATAAGCAAGAGATACTTGTCTTGTGCAGTCTTAATAAACGGTATGATCTTTTCTGGATCAATATTGCCGCCTAGAATCGTACGTTTTACGATATCATTCCTTGAGCAGAATAAAATATTTCTTGACATATGTTATACTATTGTTACTTCGTAATTCTCTTTTAATTTAAAGCTATCCCAGTCTCTCTCTATTTTAGATAGACCTTGTGCACCTACATTCTCAGGTCCTACAACGTTACCTATCGTTTCATTAGGATTAGGCGCCATAGCCCCAGGCTCTTCACCGTCTGTAGTTTGAATTTGTTCGTCAGTTAGGTCTGGTGCATCATTTGGCGATTCGATTATCTCTTGTGCTGCTTCAGCTCCTGCATCGGCCATAAGTTCGGCAAGGAATCCAAAAGGAATAAGAGGAACGAAATACAAGTCGCTTGCATCGTATCCGTTATACTCAATTATACCCTGGATTTGCTTCATTATCTCCTGCTGCATTGGATTAATTACCATTGAGTAGAAGATCTCATAAGATACTTTTAACTCGTCAGCATTATTTGAGAAGCCGGAAGCAGTTTTGATACCTAATAATAGCTGAGAGGTAATTCTATGGGCAAGCATTATCTTTCTCGAACTTTCTTCAGCAATAAAGTCATACTGTTGATGCAAGTTTTCTGGTCTCAGCATCTCTACAGTAGTCTTATACTCTGGATTCTCGTTAAAAGAAAGAATAAACTTACCGGCGTTAGTTGTACCTGAGAACTTATTGATAATACCTTGCTCTACGTTATACTGTTCTTCTACTGCAGGTACACCTCCATTAAAGTTAATAATGGTAGAAGGCATAAAGTTATTCCTAATGTTGTTTACATGTAGGTTACTTATTTCCTCCTCTACTGCACAATACTGAATACAAGAATAGTAATCAGGAATGCCATAGTAAAACTTACCGGGCGAATATCTCTTAAAGTAGATTATTTGTACGTCGTCCTCATATTGGTTCTGACCAAATGCTGGAATATACTTAGGCTTTACAGCTTTATTGTTCCAGTCTGGTGAGTAGTAAAAGCCAGGTATGTTACCTAACTCGTCTACCTTTTCTGACCTTAAAGTGTCAACTGGAAGATGATAGAAACCAATAATTCTATCTCTCTCTGTATTGAATACAGCCTGTATAGCTGCATTTCCAAATAGCTTATAGTCAAAGCATATCTTTCTAATCTCTTCATCAGTAGTTAATGAATAAAGGTAATCTTCTAGAGCCTTTTGACTCTTTGCCTCAATACCCTTACCGTAAATTAAGTCAGTAGAACTATCAATACATGCCTGGTTGGTAGGTGAGGTTTCATAGGCTTTGATCAACTCGGTAAAGAAATCATCTGCACTTGTAATTCCGTAATTAACCCAAGCCTTTCTTGATCTAGAAGATTCAGATATCTTCGGTAAGATATATCCTCCTTGGTCAGATAGATTTAAAACTTTTACAGTAGACGGCGACTTTACTGCTCCCTTTTTATTTGTACTCATATTAGTAAATTATAAAATCATTAAATGAACCAGTATAAGAATAGAATGGCTCACTAGTATGTTCGTATGGGCTTTCGTTTGTTGGATATAATTCGCCCCTATACAGTTCTACGCACTCTACATTACCGCTACCACTTAGTTGAAATAACTGGAATCTGTAGAAATTACTTGCTGAAGTATATAGAGATGCTGTTACATTTAGGAAATCTTGAGCATCGTATGAAGCTGTTACTAACACACTTCCAGATACTAGGCTCTCCTCATTTGTCCAATTCATCTTTACCTTAAAAGGTACAAATGATTGTGTAGGCCTTGTTCTTATTTTGAACTTGATCTGCCCTGGAGGATTAGGTGTGACAATATTCATACTAATATAACACCAATATAAGAATTTAGCTTAGAAAAAAGGAAACCCCCTGGAAAGGGGGCTTCGAGAAGTTATGAGACTATATCAGGAGACAGGGTATTGTAAGCCCCTGTATTAGCTGTTTGTACCGTAAACTACAGTAGGGGCATTATTTACTCCAGCAAAAGGATTGCTAGAAGTAGATCCACTAAGGAAGTTAGCAGGTAAAGGCTCCTGTCCGGTAAATACTGCTGTATATCCGTAAAGATCTCCGTATGCAGTACCAGTGGTAATTGTTCCACCAGTCATATCCGCACCATACTCTTTACCTACAAGCAAAGCATCACCTTGACGAGTCCATACTACAATCTTCGGACGGCCATAGGCAAGAAGTTTAAACTCCTTGGTCATTGTAGCCTCTAGTTTTTTAAGCTGAAGGCTCAACTCCTGGCTGAAGAAGGTAGTACCATTGTCTCTTGAAGTGTTTACTGTCTCTGTGTATCCATTTGTACCTTTCAACTCGTACTTATACGCAGTAGTACCAGAAGGGAATGCAGTAATTACGTCGTTTGCATTTACTGTAAAACTACCTGTGTTGTAGTTAATGAAATACACAGCTTGTAGACCAGCTATACTGTCTTTACAAGGTTCGTTTCTACCTAATGAAATATCACAAGCCATTGTATATTATTTAGATCGTTGTTTAATATTGTTTAGTGAAATCGGGGAGGGATTTTACTCCCTACCCCTATCACATATTGTTCTTTGCTTATACTAAGCTAGAGTAAAGTACGATATCAGATCCGATACCATACTGAACACCCGCTGTATATCGCATGATCATTCTCACGTTCTGAGAACCATCTAGGTCGGCCATATCCAACACTCGTACTTCGTTCTTATCACTCAATAGAGCGGTACCGAAGAATAGGTTAGACTTCTGGGCAGCTACCATTGTGTTAGATGGCATACCAGGACACCATGCAAGGTTGATACCTTGGAAGTTCAAAGGAGCAAATCCAGTGAAGGCGTTGAACTGGTAGTTAGCGTTACCCAAAGCTACTTGGTAAGCTTTTACTACGTTGGTTGGTACGTAGATGTAAAGGTCTTCCTTACCGTAAACGGTGTTAGGAATTGCATTTACTACGCGAGTCAACTCAGCGATTACGTTAGAGCTAGTTACCTGAGTGGCGGCAGTAAGATCTACTACACCTGAACCAGTAACGAGGAGTTGAAGGAATCCGTCGAACTGACCTTGAAGAGTAGAAGAACCAGACCAAATGTTAGTCTCGATCTGCTGTGCTACTTGACCGGCAGTGTTAGCGATAATGAAATCTGTGAAAGTAGGAGGCAAGTTATCAAATACTGATACGCCCATTTCGATAGCTTCCCAGTCAGAGCGGAAGTCTTCTTTACACAATTGAGTGTTTACTTGGAACTCAAGAGGTTGAAGAATTTGTTCTGTAAGAGCTACTGAACCAGTGGCAGTAAAGTCACAGGTTGCGTTACGGATAATACCGGTTTGGTTCAATACTTTGATTACCTCTTTGTACTTGATATTTGGCTTAAGAGTGATAAGCTCTTTATCAAGAGTCGGTGCACTTAAGAGGGCAGCTGCGATGTATTTACCGCTAAACTGACCCGCATAGGTGGTTGAAATACTAGTTGTTGTTGGCATTTCGTGAAATGTTTAGTGAATTAAATAATATTGTTAGAGTTTTGAA